AGTATTCAGAGGTTTGTTAAAGAAGTGTCTAAATATATTCGTAATGGAGATGTAGAACGGGCACATTCGGCATTATATACTCGCAATGCATTAAAAGGATTTTTAGAAACTGAAATTAAACATAGTGGGAAATAAAAGAGTACAATGATAAAATTAAAAGATTTAATTAAAGAAGGTGGAATGGGTGTATTAACTTCAGACCAAGCCGATAGCAGCTCGTTCCGAAGCATTATCATTATTGATACTTGACGAGGCAGCATTCATTGATAAGATTGATGAGATATGGACTGCTTCACAACAGACATTGACAACGGGCGGTAGTTGTATTGCACTCTCTACACCAAATGGTGTTGGTAATTGGTTTCATAAAAATTGGGTTGAGGCTGAAGAAGGTAGAGGTATGTTTAATTTTGTCAAACTTCATTGGACGGTACATCCAGATAGAACTCAAGAGTGGAGAGATGAACAAGATACATTGTTAGGATTACAAAGTGCAGCTCAAGAGTGTGATTGTGATTTCTTAACATCAGGTACTTCTGTGATTGATGCATTGATATTAGATAAATGTAGAGAAACTCAAGTGAAAGAACCAATTGAAAAACGAGGGATTGATAGTAATTGTTGGATATGGGAACCGCCTAATTATACAAAAACTTATGTGGTAACGGCAGATGTTGGTCGTGGTGATGCAGCAGACTATAGTGCATTTCATGTTATGGATGTAGAAAAAGTAGAACAAGTGGCAGAGTATAAAGGTAGGATTCCTACAAAAGATTTTGGTAATATGTTGGTTAGTATTGCAACAGAATATAACGATGCTTTACTAATTATAGAAAACAATAACATTGGTTGGGCAACCATCCAACAAGTAATAGATAGGGATTATCCTAATCTATTTTATACGAGTAAAGATTTAAGATATATCGATATTGCTCATCAAATGAACAATCGATTTAGAAGTGAAGAAAAGAAAATGGTGGCTGGATTTTCAACCACTATGAAAACTCGACCTTTGATTATTGCAAAGTTAGAGGAATATTTTAGGGATGAATCAGTAGTGGTTCGTTCCAGTAGATTAATAGATGAATTATTTACATTTATTTATTTAAATAATAGAGCAGAAGCAATGAGAGGTTACAATGATGACTTGGTAATGTCTTTTGCTATAGGTTTATGGGTTCGTGATACTGCATTGAGATTACGAACAGAAGGAATTGAGTTAACAAAAAAAACACTTGATAGATTTCAAGATGTTGATGGACTATACACTCCCGAAGACAATGATAATGGTGAATGGGAATGGGAAGTAGGCCACGAAAGAAAAAAAGAGTCTTTAAAATGGCTCTTATAACTAACAAAGAGGTAAAAAATGGCAGATAAATCATTATTTAGTAGATTACAACGATTATTTAGTACAAATGTAATTGTAAGAAATGTTGGTGGTAAGAAACTAAAAATAGCCGATACAGAACAAGTTCAATCACAAGTGAAATCACATTTGGTTGATAGATATTCAAAACTACATAGTGGATTGGATATGGCGAATAGTGGATATTCCACATTTGCACAAATACAGGCTGCACGATTGGGTTTATTTAAAGATTATGAAACGATGGAGTCAGATTCAATTATTGCATCTGCACTCGATACTTATGCAGATGAATCAACAATGAAAAGTGCGTATGGAGAATCGTTAGAAATACAAAGTGATAATGATCAAATAAAACAAATACTACATAACTTATTCTATGACATTATGAACATAGAATTTAATCTATGGCCGTGGGTAAGAAATATGTGTAAGTATGGAGACTTCTTTTTGTACTTAGATATTAGTGATAAGTATGGAATACACAATGTAGTTCCAATGTCAGCTTATGAAATTCTTCGAGTAGAAGGCGAAGACCCAGAGAATCCTTATTATACTAAATTCTATTTAGAAGCAATGGAACAAGCACATCCTTATTTTGCTCGTTCAACTACAAATAAAAAGATTGAATTTGAGAATTTCCAAATTGCTCACTTCAGATTAGCCAATGATAGTAATATGTTACCGTATGGTAAGTCAATGGTAGAAAGTGCTCGTAAAGTTTGGAAACAAATTACATTGATGGAAGATGCTATGTTGATTCACAGAATCATGAGAGCACCAGAGAAGAGAGTATTTAAAGTTGATATTGGAAACATTCCACCAAATGAAGTTGATAATTATATGCAACGAATAATCAACAAGATGAAGAAGACACCTTTTATGGATGACAATACTGGTGATTATAATTTGAAATTTAACATACAGAATCTAACAGAAGATTTCTTTATGCCAGTTCGTGGTGGTGATAGTGGAACATCAATTGAATCATTACCAGGAATGCAATATGAAACTACAGAAGACATTGAGTATTTAAAAAATCGTATGTTAGCAGCTTTAAGAATACCAAAAGCATTCTTAGGATATGAAGAAAGTCTTGGTAGTAAAGCAACACTTGCCGCAGAAGATGTTAGATTTGCAAGAACAATTGAGAGAATTCAAAGAATTGTAACAAGTGAATTGACGAAGATTGCAGTTGTTCATTTATACGCACAAGGATATACAGATGAAGAATTAGTAAACTTTGAATTGAAATTAACTAATCCATCTACAATTTATGAACAAGAGAAGATTGAATTGTGGAGTAATAAAGTTAATTTAGCTCGTGATGTAAAAGACAATAGTTTAATGTCAAGTGATTGGGTGTATAAAAATATTTTCAATTTTACATCAAAAGAACAAGAACAACTTGAAAAAGAATTAGTGGATGATCAAAAAACTAAATTTAGATATTCACAAATAGAACAAGAAGGTAATGATCCTGCAGCTAGTGGTGATTCAGTTGGAACACCAAGTGATATGGCTGCAATTGGATTGGGAGCCGATGATGAGGCAGAACCACCTGAAACATTAGCAGGTTCTATCTTTGATGATGAAGGTGGGGCACCTGAAGGTGGACAGCCGGGAGCAGGTAGACCTAAAGAAGGCCCTCACTATGGAAAAGATGGTAGTGCAAGAGGACGAGATCCACTTGGTAGACCAAAAATACCTATGGCTTTAGCTCATTTTGATAGATTAAAAAAATCTTTTGGGAGTAAAGCGAGAGAAATATTAAAAGAAACAATTGAAAGTGAAGAAATAGATAAAGAATATAAAGATTTTACGGAAGATAAATAACGATTATTTGAAGTTTTTATATTTATTTATGTATAAACTTATCATGAATGGAGTGTTTGATGAATTATAACAAGAAGCACAGTAAAATAAAAAATACTGGAATTCTTTTCGAATTGCTGACTCGCCAAATAACTGTTGATGTACTAAATGATACAAAAGACAGTAAGGCAGTTAGTATTTTAAAAGAAACATTTAAACCAAATACAGAACTTGGTAAAGAGTATGAACTTTACAAGATTTTGTCAGAAAAGACATATAAAACTACTGAGCAAGCAAATATTTTGCTTTCAGCAGTAATAAAAAGTCGTAGGCATTTATCAAATCGTAAATTACGAAATGAAAAATATAATTTGATTAAAACGGTTAAAGAAAGTTATAACGCTGCTGACTTTTTCAATACACGAATACCAGGATATAAACTTTTGGCTTCAATTTACAATGTATTTGAAGGTGAATCTTTAAAAGAGAAAATATCTCCTGTAGAAGAAACTGATAGTAAAGTAACAATTATAGAGAACATCACTAAAGTCAGACGCACTAAGAGGGTTAAAGATGGTGTTCAAGAGGACTTAAATAAACAAGATAAAGATTTAAGGTTGTTAACTTATCAACTATTGGTTGATAAATTCAACAAAAAGTACAGCACTCTAAATGAAAATCAGAGAAATTTGCTTAAAGAGTATATAAATAATTTATCAAACACTAACTCTTTGCGCGAATTCATAGATACTGAAGTTATTAAAATTAAAAAAACCTTAAAATCACACTTACGAAAAGTTGATGATAAGATTACTAAAATTAAATTAACCGAAGCAATAACTCATACAGATACTGCAACAAAAGGAATTCATGTAAAAGATTCTAATGTTGTTTCATTGATGAGATATTATGAATTGGTAGGGGAGTTAGATAATGTCCATAAAAATAAATAGAAAAAAGTTTACGGAATTACTTCGTACTTTAATTAAAAAAGAAATAAAAGAAGCCTCAACAACTGCAACCGCTGGTGGAGAATATGATACACCAAACGCATTTCAATCTAAAGGTAATGAAAAAAGAAAAAAGATTGCAAAGACAGGAACAGATTTTAAAGTTGTAGAGGGAAAGTGGGCAGTTACTGTTGATGGTGTAGGTAAAATTATTGTAGATGCACAAGGTAAAGGACAAGCAAAAACAGTTGTTGCTAGAAGTTTGAAAAAAGGTATGAAGGGTATTACAAAAGTATCACGAGTACAAACTGCATTCGGTAAACAACTTGATAAGAAAACCGAAATAAAAGAAGCTCGGTATACAAAATATCGTAACGATGAATCCTTAACACCAAAACAAAAGATTGGCCGTTCAATGAGAGAAGTTCGTAATTCATTAAGTGGATTAAGTAAGTTAATCGATATGAATGTTAAATTAAAAAATGAGTTAAAGATAGATTCAAAATCATATTGGAAGAACACACATAAAGCAATGAGTAAAATTTCAGAACGATTAGTTAAATTGGCTAATAAAGTTGGGAAATTACAATGAAACAAAACGACAAATATTTAAAAGAAGGACTTGATATTCTGAATAGAGACTTTGGTTCACCATTAGTTACTCTTGAAGATACAATGAAAGCTCACAAATTAAAAAAAGAAGGTGGGCCAGGAAGTGGACGACCAACCAAAGATGGTTCAGCAAAAGATATCGAAAAGAAAGCTATGAAAGCTGCTGATGATGCAAACGCTAAAATGGACAGAGATGAAAAAGAAATGGAACGAAAAGCTAAAGAACAGGCGTTCAAAGATATGGAAAACGAATCTATAACAGAAGGCCCCTATGATGTAAAATTTGCAAAAAGAGCTTTATCAAAAATAGTAAAAACTGAACAAAAATTTAGAAAACAAATGTATGATTTAGAACAAGTATTTCTTCAAGACCCCAATTCAACAAATAGGGCATTGGCTAAAGAAATAATAAAGTCTTATAAATCTGGGGTAACAGCATATATGAGAGATAGTGTTCTAATGGTTAAGAGGATGAAATAAAATGAGAGAACTATTAGTAGATTACATTCCGTTTGAAGTATCAAAGCACCAAGTTAACGAATCATTAAAAGAAAATGATGGTAAGTTGGTAGTTAAAGGAGTATTACAAAGGGCAGATGCAAAGAACCAAAATGGTAGAGTGTATCCGAAAGATATTTTAACAAGAGAAGCAAAGAATTACTCTGAGGGATATGTTAAACAAAAAAGAGCTCTTGGTGAATTAGACCACCCAGATAGTTCAGTAGTAAATTTACAGAATGTATCTCACAATATTACTGAGATGCATTTTGAAGGTGATAATCTATTGGGAACAGTAGAAATATTAACTACACCAAGTGGAAATATTTTAAGAGAATTATTTAAAAATGGAATAAAATTAGGAATCAGTTCTCGTGGAATGGGTTCTGTAGAGGCAGTGCATGAAGATGATAATGACCAACCAATGTTAAAGGTAGGTAAAGATTTTGAATTAATAGCATTTGACTTCGTATCAAATCCATCTACACACGGTGCATTTATGTATCCATTAAGTGAAAATGTGGATAACCAACAAGGTAGAACTTGTGGTTCGTATTGTAAAGCTGAAGATATAATTAATAAAATAATACGAGGAGAATAACATGCCTGCCAAATCTAAATCTCAACAACGATTTATGGGAATGGTTCATGCACTTCAGAAAGGTGAACTCTCACCATCCAAAGTTTCGGATAAAGTTAAAGATGTAGCCGATAATATGTCTGATTCAGATGCAGAAGATTTTGCATCTACTAAACATAAAGGTAAACCAGAAAAAGTCGCAAAAGAAGTAATCAGAAAAATTCGTGAAGTACTTAAACCAATTGTAAGAGAGAGTTATGCAAGTATGTTTGGTGAGTTCACAAAAGATATGAGATCATCTTATGAGGTTCAGGCAGCAAAAGAATTGGCAGATGAATATGATATCGGTAAAGTATTGTATGTATTTAGAACAAATCCAAGAGCGTTTGATAAAGCAATTAAAGATAAAATGAAAGAAATGAAAACATTTAATAAGGCTAAAAAATTAAAAGAGGGGGTTAAGGCACAAAAAGCTTATAATAATATACATAAGGCTCGTAATGAGTTTATCGAAAGATATAGTAAACTTAGAAAACAATTAAACACTTTAAAAACTGAATCACCAAACAATGAAATTCTTAGATTAGAAAAACAATTATACAAATTTGAAATGGCATTCATTGAACATTCTTCTAAATTATTAGGTTCGGTTTCAAAGATTGCACAAAGTAATTTAACTGAAGCAACTTCATCAAAAGATTTATTTAGTGGTTATAAAGTAGCTAAATGGGAAGTATATGTTGCTGATGAAACAGGTAAAGAAAAAATAATGAAAGTAGCTAAATCTAAAAGAGCTGGAGTTATTCTCTATAATAAATTAATTAATTCAGATAAATATCACGAAGTTGGAATGAGAGTAGTTAAAGAATCCGTAAATGAAGGTGGAATGGGTATATTATCTTCCGACCAATCCGATATATTACAGGGTATAGTAATGAGAAATAAAAATAAAAATTTAAAGGGTATTTTAAATGTAGTATTAAAGAGTGGATATTTTAAAGGGGTGGATAAGAAAGAATTATTAGGATATATTGATGGTGCAAGACAATTCGTTAAATATATGAAAAGTCATCCAATGGAATCTGTAAATGAAGCAGCAAATGCTGGAAAAAATCCAAATTTTGATTGGCAACGGAGACAGTTGGATATGCACTATCAAATGTTTAATGCTGTACCAACAAATTCTCATAGACAGAATTTACTTGTTAATTCATTAGTTGAAATGTTAAGTTTGATGGGAAGAGAAGGAATGAAAGGTGATAAAGAATATAAACTTTTAAATAAATTACATAAAGATTTAGTAAATGTTCAAAAAGAATTTAGTAGAGTAGAATCAAAAATTAAGAAATTGAAGAATCAGATGCCAGTTTTTAGAGCTATTGATTCGTTTAAGGGGAAATGAAATGAAACAAACTATAAAAGGTAATATAGATTTTATGAAAAAAACAATATTACCAATGACTAAAGACGCTGGAATTATGAAGGTAAAGATTACTATAATAAAACCTCAACTTCCGGATGATAAAGTAGGGATGGAAATAACCTTTGATACAGATAAAGAAAAGAATGCTAAATTATTGGCTTTATTAAAGAAAAAGGTAGGTCAAAAACGATCTCCTAAAAGGAAGAAAATGAATTTAACAGTTTCTAAAGAACAAATAAAAGAAATTATTAGAGAAGAAATTCAATCAGTATTAACAGAAGGGACTCGCTGGTCGGTTGGTATTGAAGCACCGAGTGGTAAAATAGCATCCACCTATGGACATTATGATGGTTACCCAGAATATGCAGGTAAAATGTTAAAACGGTATTATTCCAATACTGGTAAAGTTAAACAAT